AGACTGTAGTTGACCTTGAGACAACGCTTGATGACTGGATTAAGTGGGCTACTAGGAATGATGTATCACACATGGTGATGTCCTTTCTAAACTTTAGACCTGACCTGTTGCATGACTTTGACCCACAAAGGGAACAGAATCCTACACCACGGTCATGGGTTGATGGGGTGTCTGATATTCTAGGGGTTATACCCAATGAGATAGCAGAGCAACAAGCAATCATGGGTGCTATTGGTGAGGGTGCAGGTGCAGAGTTTGTTGCATACTTGAAGATATGCAAGTCTATACCTGATCCTGATAAGGTCATTGATAGTCCTAACACAGCACCAATACCTGAAGAGGCAAGTACATTGTATGCCTTATGTGGTGCTATCGCTGATAGGGCTGATAGGAATATAGACAATGTTATCAAGTATTGTCGCAGACTATCTAGTGATACCGTTGGTAAGGCAGAGTTTTCCATACTGACAATGAAGATTGCTGTGAACAAGTTCGGTACCAAGCTACAAGGTAAAGAGTTTGTCCAATGGTGCCAAGATAACAAAGAGTATCTGTACTAATGGGATATCGTAGCTCAGTCTTGTGTGCTGTAGGGTTTAGTTCTTTAGATAAACTTACTGAGTACATGACATTGCATAAGCTCAAAGACTATCCGTCTGATACTAGGTGGATTATTGATGAGTTTCTTTCTAAGGCTAAAATATATACTACATCTGGAGAGGCAACTGATGTTCACATAGCATTTCATATGTTTGATGATATCAAGTGGTATGAAAACTTTGAAGACATACAGTTTATGTCACGCTTTGTTTCAGGTGCGTGTGAGTTTGATGAGTCAGCAGTAGGTAGGATAGTAAGATGTGGTGAAGAAACAGATGATATTGAGCATACTGATTATAATAATGATGATGGTGAAGACAATATTGATACGTTGCAGAGTTTGTTTTACCCAGTATCGCTAATAGAAATTGATATACCACATGATAAATTTAAAAAACTTAAAACAATAGGAGAGAAGTAATGGCAAAGTTAAATGAAAGTGCATTGCTAGTACAACTTAATGTATCACAGTGGACAGCTCGTAAGCTAGACAGGAAAGCTACTGACCAAGTAGCCCTTGCTAACAACACAGGCAACCATGCTGGTAGATACAACAAGTCGCTACTACCAATGAATGAATACCTAGACAATGTGAAGAAGAAAACCACATTGATTAGGCAAGAGTATTATGACAACACACTACCATGGGGTATTGATGGGACAATGATACTACCATCAGCTAACTATCTAAACTTCATGAGTAAGTTTAGGCAGTACAAGTCTGAATGGGTTGAGCTAGTGGACAAGTTTATACTAGCGTATCCACAGTTGCAGTTGAATGCACAAAGGTATCTAGGGGATTTGTATAACCCCAATGACTACCCAAGTGTGAATGACATAAGCAGTAAATTCAGTATGGAAATGACTGTGCTACCAGTACCATCTGATGACTTCAGAGTTGGTATTGATGAACAAGAACTTGCAGAGATACAGCAACAAGTTGAGGTAAGAGTACAACAGTCTACTCAAGTTGCTATGCAAGAGGCATGGAAGAGATTGTACGACAAGGTAAAGCACATGGCTGAGAAATTGTCGGACACTAAGGGTGTGTTTAGGGACACTATGATTGATAACATCAAAGACATATGTGATGTATTGAAAAGACTTAATGTAACTAATGACCAAAACTTAGAGGGCATACGTCAACAAGTTGAGGACACACTAGCAAACAACAACCCTGAAAGTTTGCGATTAGACTTAGACTTAAGGCAACGTAAGTCAAGTGAGGCTAAGGATATCATGAACAAGATGGGTGCATTTATGGGAAACAAATGATGAATAAAGATAAACGGCTAAGTAAAGCTAAGTCACAACTGATACTCACCTACCCATTTATAGGTAGTATTGCTTTCGGTTTACCAGTTATATGGGATGAGAATGTACCGACAGCATGTACCAATGGTGAAGACATTAGATTCAACCCCAAGTGGGTAGATGAAATGGATGATGATGAGCTTAAGTTTGTACTAGCACATGAGTGTCTACACCCTATGTTTGAGCATTGCTTTCGCAGAGGTAAGAGAGACCCATACAAGTGGAACATGGCTGGTGATTATGTAATCAATCAGCTATTGATCGAGGATGGTGTAGGTAAAATGCCTAAGTGTGGTGGTCTGCATGACAGACAGCTACATGAGAAAGGTGGTGGTACTACTGAGGGTATCTACAATATCCTACCTGATGTGCCTAAAGAAGAACAAGGGCAAGGTGGTGAAGGTATGCCACTAGATGAGTGTGGTGATGGTGGTGTTAGCGAATCAGACAAAGCAAGGAAACAAGCTGAGTGGAAAGTTAAAGTATCACAATCAGCTCAGGCTACTAAGATGATGGGTAAGATGACAGCTGGTTTGGAAAGAATAGTTGGTGCTATGCTTAAACCTATTGTGGATTGGCGAGAAGTCTTACATAGATTTGTTGTCAAGGCTAGAACTGATGAGAGAACATATGCTAGACCGAACAGAAGATTTCTACCACAAGGATTGTACTTGCCTAGTGTATCAGGTGAGGCAATGGGTGAGCTAGTGTTTGCTGTAGATTGCTCAGGCTCTATTGGTCAAGATGAACTAGACCAGTTTGCTAGTGAGATAACTACTGTATGGCAAGACCAATCACCAACAAGTGTACATGTAATCTACTTCGACAGTAGCGTGTGCCACTATGACAGATTCGACAAAGGAAGTGATGAGCCTATCATCAAGCCACATGGTGGTGGTGGTACAGCATTCAGTCCTGTGTTTGAGTACATGGATAAGAATGACATATGCCCTGTGGCGTGTGTGTTTCTTACAGACCTCTACTGTGATGACTTCGGTACAGAGCCAGCGTGTCCTGTATTGTGGGTGTCAACAGCTAGAGAGAAACAAGATGTGCCTTTTGGCGAGGTAGTCAAAATGCATGATGAAAGATAACTATAACCAAGGAGTAAATTATGGCAACAGTTAGACTAAGTGAGAGTCTTAAATCAGAAATTCTTAGAAACGCTAGAGATGTGCATGCTAAGAGGATAAGAAAACTAAAAGAAGATAACCCTAGACCTGAGAGTTGGGGACAGAGAATCTATGACACTCTTGTACCACAAGAGCTGAAGAATAAACTAAATCAAGTACCATCAGACTGGTTTCAAAATACAGTAGGTGTATCTATGGAGGGTTGGCAATCAAGAGATAGTTCAGAAGTAAATCAGGCTATAGTAGATAGTCTAACAATAACACGAGATGAGCAACTTGGTGATTACCCATATGATGTAGAAGACAATGATTATTTCTACAATCATTTGAAGTGGGATATAGCCAGTCAAGTCAGACCTGTTAAAGGAGAGAACTCAGGGCTCATAGGTGGTGGGTATGATTACAAGATAGACATAGATGACAGTAGGTTTGCTTGGCTACGCAAAGAGTATGCTGAGTGGGTAAAGCCTTTCAAAGAACTACTCAATGAGAGAAAAGTGTACATGGATAATGTCAGAGCATTGCTAGAATCACACAAGACACTAGCACCAATGCTTAAGAAGTGGGATGGCTTATGGGAACTTGTACCTGAAACTACTAAGACAAGACACAAAGAAGTGTATGAAAGACCTACACCTGAACAGCTAGATGATAAGACTAAAGACATAGACTTTGATTCTCTGACAGCAACAACAACAATTAACAAACTAATGGAGTAAGTAATGAGTATATTTGGAAGTACATATTTTGATGATGATAAGAAAATAATGAGCACTAACTTTAAGAATGCTAATGATTATTACATTAACAATGAATGTAAGTATCCCAGTATGGACTGGAACAGTCTAAATGGGATCTTAAATACATGTAGAAACAGACAAAAAGGTAAGCCTATTAGCTCATGGGGTAGACTCAAAGAAGATGACAATGGAGATATATATCTAGCACTATCGTATTATGGTGAAAGTGAGTATCGAGCATGGAGTGTATCTAAAAATAACATAGTTACATTTCACCAAGAGTCTAGTAGAACAGGTGGTCAAACACTTGTAAGCTCTATGCCTAGATTCTTTCCTGTATCTTTTCACAGGCAAGCAACGAATGACTATAGAGTTTACTTTGGTTGGGATTTATATATACATAAGAAAAGACTAGCAATACACAAGATAAATACTGAGCGTGTAGCTACAGATAACTGGGACTTAGAGTCTCATATGAGTAAATCTTTCTATGGAAAAGCCCCTTATGTGTACAAAGGATTGCAGTACGACTTAAACACAAACGAGTTTATCAATGCTAAACCTATGAGCAAGTCCGAAGAGTACCCTGAGAAACGAAAAGAATGGAGAGCCATGCTGACTAATCACAAACGAGTACTCAAATCTATGATAAGTATTGGTATGCTAGATAAACTTATGAGTGAAATAGATGATGAGAAAATGTCAGAACTTACTAAGGTTTTCAACTGGTATGGAATACCTTGGAACAGGAAAGATATAGTCAAGTACGTGACAACATGTATGGCTAAAGATGATATACCTCAGGAGTTACTAGGCATGTATGCATTTCACTTCGCTGTTTCACACAACTGGCGTAGGCGAGCAGTGAATCCCAATACCGTAGATGGTTTCTTTCAAGACTATGGATTTGCATTTAAACAATACCTAGGAGTATTTAAAACCCTTGGGTATAAGCACAGTAGCCCAACAAGAGTTCATCTAAATTCGGATATAAGAGAGAAAGACCATACACTAGATGAAATATTAAACCTATTTAAAACAAAGGAGAAAGACAATGAGTAGTGAAAAAGATGTGGACAAAGTAAACATAGCAGTGTGTGATTGTACTAATGGAGAGGTAACTCTCTATTGGAAAATACAATTAATACTAGGTAAAGAAGAGGAGTGGGTAAGTGAAAGGCACAACATAAGTAATTGTTCGTGGGCTACATTTACATCAGTTAGAGAGGTAATACTATGACAGCGTATAACATGATAGCAGAAGAGGATATGTGCAAATCAAACATACTTCAAATCGCTATCAGAAGAAGAGTACTGATAGACACAGTTAAAGTAATCTTAACAGACAGCATATCAAAAGGTGAAAGCATAGAGCCTAACCGTTTGTATGAAACAATAATAAAAATGGAGAAGAAAGTATGAGTAGTATGACAGGCGAGTGGTGTTGCACTGAGTGTGGCTCGTACAATGCGTACCAAGAAACATTTAGTGATGATGAGGTAGGACACATTATGGGCTGTAATGATTGTGGTTACTATGATGTATACAGAGAGAACGCAGATACAGGGGATATAATAGAAGAGTATCAAGGGCATGGACATTACTATGCCCAAGAGGATAAAGATAATAAGGAGAAAGACAAATGACAATAGTAGTATGGGACGGGCAGATATTAGCTACTGATAGACAAGCTAACGATGGCTCACAGAAATGGGAAACAGATAAAGCATGGTATGTGGTTAAAGATAACAAACCATATATAGTATCAGGCGTTGGTGTACTTCAAGATATAATTCTTTTACGAGAATGGTTTACTAATGGGGCTAAGAAAGATGAGTTCCCTATATCGTCTCGATCTAATCGAATGTCATACACAGCACAACTTGTTGTTGTGAGTAAGAACGAGGGGCTGATACTGTATGAGGGTACACCACACCCAGTAGTCCATGGGTTTACACCATGTGCATTCGGAGATGGTAAAGACTTTTCATTAGGTGCATTATCAATGGGTGCTACATCTACTGAGGCAGTAGGAGTAGCTAATGAACATTCTTTACATTGTGGTAAAGGTATTACAGAATTAACTTTGAATGAAAGCAAAGCACATTAAGGGGTAATCAATGACTAAGTACAAAAAAACAGGTTGGGTTAAGGTTAAAGATAAACTTTCTTGTTCGGCAGATGAACTACTAGAAAGTATTATGGAGGCTACAGCTGATATGGGTGTAGTAATATATAACGATGAAGATACAGCAGAAAAAGATGGTGTAGATTTACATATAGTAATAGAAAGAGAGGAGTAAATGATAGTTAAAAGCAATGACAAGGTAGAGAAACCTGAACACTATGCAAGGTATAAGATAGAGCCAATAACATTTATTGTTGAGAACGATATACCATATTGCGAATCAAACGTAATCAAGTATGTCTGTAGGTGGCAACACAAACACCCAACTAAACAAGGACAGATAGAGGACTTGAAGAAAGCTAAGCAATACTTAGATATATTAATTAACAAAGCAGAGAGAGGGTAGTGGATATAGTAACCATAGATTTTGAAACCTATTATGATAGGGACTACTCTCTATCTAAAATGACAACTGAATCTTATATAAGAGACAAGAGGTTTCAGGTCATAGGCGTAGCAGTCAAAGTAAACAACAACAAAACTGAATGGTATAGTGGAGATGATGTCGGTAGTTTTCTCGACTCACTCATGCTATCAGACAAGTATCTACTAGCACACCATTCGGCTTTCGATGGTGCCATACTATCGTGGCACTATAATATAAAGCCTAAGTTTTGGTTTGACACTATGTCTATGGCTAGACCCAAGCACAGTATGACAATAGGTTGTTCATTGAATGCACTGTCATCTTGTTACAAGATAGGACAGAAAGGAACTGAAGTACTTAATGCACTAGGTAAAAGGTTGGAAGACTTTACTTCGGAGGAACTGAAGTCTTATGCTGGCTACTGTATTAACGATGTTGAGCTTACATATAAACTGTTTAAGGTTTTAGCTAAAGGGTTTCCACAATCAGAGCTCAAGGTTATAGACCAAACAATTAGAATGTATACTGAGCCTGAGCTTGAGATAGATGAGGCACTACTCACGGATCACCTATCGACGATAACAACAAACAAACAGAAACTTGTTGACACGTTAACGACTAAGACTTCTGGATCGCAGGTCAAAAAGGTTTTGATGTCTAATAATATGTTCGCCGAAATTTTGAAAAAAGTTGGGGTCGCACCACCGACGAAAGTATCTATAAGAACAGGCGAGAAAACTTTTGCCTTCGCCAAGACCGACAAACAATTTACATCTTTGATGGAACACCCCAAGCCAATCGTACAACAACTCGTATCAGCAAGGCTAGGTGTTAAGTCAACTATAGAAGAGACAAGAACAGAGAACTTAATTAATGTAAAGCAAAGAGGTAAGTTACCTATCATGCTTAATTATTATGGAGCACACACAGGTAGGTTTAGTGGTGGAGATAAACTTAACTTACAGAACTTGCCTAGGAATGGAGTCATACGCAAAGCATTGACAGTACCACAGGATAAAATGTTAATAGCATGCGACTCATCACAGATTGAGGCACGCATGGTTGCATATATAAGTGGGCAAAAAGATTTGGTCGAGGCTTTCAGACAAGGTAGAGATGTATATAGTGAGTTTGCCAGTGAAGTATATGGTAGAAAAGTAACTAAGAAAGACAAGCTTGAGAGGTTTGTAGGTAAGACATGCATACTAGGACTAGGTTATGGTATGGGTGCAGAGAAGTTTAGAAATACCTTAGCTTTAGGGCAAGGTGGTATGTCAGTAGACATTGACATCAATGAGGCACAAAGAATTGTTAACTTATATAGACAGAAAAACCACAGGATAGTTTCCTTTTGGGGTGTATGTGACTATGCACTGAGAGGAATACTTCATGGTAGAGAAGACTCTATATGTGATGACATGTTGGAGTATGATTCCAAAGGGATTGTATTACCAAACAATCTTCGTATCAGATACCCTATGTTACGAAGAAGTAGAGATGGATTTGAGTACATATCCAACGCAAGGACTTACAGGAAGTTAAAGACTACAGGTAAGATCGAGGACAAGGAGTGGACTAAAATCTATGGGGGAAAAGTAACAGAGAATATCGTACAGGCTTTAGCTAGGATAGTTATATCAGAGCAAATGGTTGAGTTAGGTAAACAGTACAGAGTTTTATTTCAGGTACATGATGAGCTAATTTTACTGGTTGATGCTAAAAAGGTATCGCAAGTACGAGAACATGTTGAGACAACAATGTCGACACCACCTATATGGGCAGGGGACTTACCCGTCGCATGTGAAAGTGGTATTGGCTACAACTACGGAGACGCAAAATGACAGACATAATAGGAACAGATGGTAAAGAAATAAAATCAGAGAGTGAACTTAGGAAAGAACAGGTACTCAAAGTACTTAAAGAAACAATGGACGTAGCAAAAACTAGTGATGATGTCACTCAAGTATTTGTACTTGTCAAGGTAGGCAAGACATACATAAGACATTCCACTCATGTAGATGATACAGTTAGTGAGCTAGGTAGGATAGACTTACTGAAACATGATATACTTATGAGAGCAAACTCAAAATGACCGAACAACTATCACATAGTTATTCATCTATTAAGATGTACGAACAATGCCCAAAGAGGTACCTACATCAGCGTATAAACAAAGAGGTTGAAGATAAAGGTAGTGACGCTACTATCTATGGCGAGAGAGTACACAAACAATTAGAAGACAGACTAAAGATTGGTACGCAGCTACCTGAAGAGTCGGTCAAACACGAACAAGTTTGCACAACAATCGAATCACTTACTAAAAATTCAGAGTTATACCTCGAGCAGAAGCTGTGCTTAAATGCAAACCTTACACCAACAGGTTGGTACGACAACGACGCATGGCTCAGATCCATCCTTGATGTGTTAGTTATAAAAGATAAGGTAGCTATAGTTATGGATTGGAAGACAGGTAAAAGGAGACCTGACTTTACACAACTAGAACTGTTTGCCCTTCAGGTTTTTGTACACTACCCACAGATAGAAGAAGTGAAGACCAGTTTCATATGGTTAAAGGAGGGCAAGACAGACTCAGAAACATTTAGATTAATAGACACCAAGCTTATGTGGGGGGAGTTACTATCAAGGATAGAGAGAATCAACCAGTCATATAAGTCCAACAACTTTCCAGCAAGACCTAGTGGTTTATGTAGGTATTGCCCAGCAAATAAAATGTGCGAGTATGCTAGAACTTAATACTTGACATATATGTAAATCTATATAATATGGCTAATACACCTGAGGGTAAAATTAAAAAGAAACTTGACACCATGTTAAAGTCTTTAGATGTGTGGTTTTATAGTCCACAATCAGGCATATATGGTAAGTCAGGGATACCTGATCGAATCGCTGTAGCAAATGGTAGATTCATAGGTATTGAATGTAAAGCAGATAGAACTAGGAAACCTACAGCTTTACAGATTAGGTGTATGGAAGATATTGAAAGAGCTAATGGTAAATGTTTTGTAGTTTATGATGACGATACCATTAATGAAGTGAAAGATTATATAGAGAGTATTGAATATGATAGTAGTAAAACAAGCGAAGGCACTAGCACTAAACCCTGAGCACCCAAACCAAATACTACACACAGTACCAGAGTCCAGGCGACTAAAGCATAACAACCGAGAACTTGTTGTCACACCTCATACCGTTAAGTCGGTTCAAATTTTGAAGAAGGTAGGTATCAGGGCACCAAGTCCTATCTTATATTACTACGATTGGGTTGGAGACTTTACACCATACCACCATCAGAAAATGACATCAGCATTTTTAACTATACATGACAAGGCGTTGGTGCTTAATGAAATTGGAACAGGTAAAACTCAATCAGCTTTATGGGCATGTGACTACCTGATGGACATAGGTGAGATTCGTAAGGTTTTAGTTATATCACCACTGTCTACTCTTGAAAGGGTATGGGGTGATAGTATATTTAAAAGCTTTCCACATAGACAAGCAGTTACTTTACATGGTACTAGTGCTAGAAGAAAGCAGTTACTTAAAACAGACGCAGATTTTTATATCATAAATCATGATGGCTTTCCTATTATAACGGAAGAGTCTATGGGTATGTTTGATTTAATCATAGTTGATGAGGCGGCTGTCTTACGTAACCCATCTACCAACAGGTTTAAGATACTTCGTAAATATATAGCTAAGCATGACAAGATTAAACTTTGGTTAATGACTGGTACACCTACACCTAATGACCCAACAGACGCATGGGCTTTAGCTAGACTTGTTGATAGTCCGTATAATTCTAAAACTTATACAGCTTTTAAAGAGTCAGTGATGATGAAGATAAGTCAATGGAAGTGGATACCACGACCTGAATCAATAGATACAGTTAAACATGTACTACATCCTGCTGTCAGGTACACAAGAGATGAGTGCTTTGACCTACCTGAAACTGTATTCCAAACACGTAAGGTTGAACTTACAACAGAGCAGAAGAAACATCACAATAAAATGCTCAAACATTTTGTTACAGAACTAGAAGAAGAAGGAACTATAACTGCTGTTAATGAGGCAGTTAAACTACAGAAACTTGTACAGATAAGTTGCGGTGTTGTATACGGTGATGATGGTGATCATATAGAAGTAGATTGCACACCACGAGTCAATGTTGTTAAAGAAGTATTAGAACAAGTTGACGGTAAGGTAATAGTATTTGTACCACTAACAGGTACGTTAAGAATGTTGGAGAGGATTCTCTCTAAACAATGGAGCGTTGCGGTAGTTAATGGAGAAGTATCAGCTACAAAAAGAAACAAGATATTCTATGACTTTCAAAATGCTAAAGACCCTCGTGTCCTTATTGCCCACCCTGCCACTATGGCACATGGGCTTACGTTGACAGCGGCTAGCACAATCATATGGTATGGACCAGTGACTAGTAATGAGCAATACATTCAGGCGAATGGAAGGATAGAGAGGATAGGGAAGAAACACGTATCAAACATTATACATATAGAGGCGACCGAACTTGAATATAAAATGTATGAACGTCTTAAATGTAAACAAAAACTACAAGGTTTATTACTAGACCTTATTAAAAATGAGAGGAAATAATATGTTGACTGTAAATAAAGTTATAGAGGCATACCTTAAACTAAGAAGTCAGAAAGAATCTATTGAGTCTGAGGCTAAGGAAAAAGTTATGGGTATCAAAGAGCAAATGATTAAGCTTGAGGCTTGGATTAAAAACAGAGCTGACGAAGAGGGAGTTGATTCGTTTAAGACAGCTAAAGGTACAGCATTCTTAACCACTAGTGACTACGCACAGGTAGCTGATTGGGACGCAGTACTTGAGTTTATAAAAGATAATGAGGCTTATGATTTACTAGAGAAACGAGTTAGTAAGCGAGCAGTAAAAGGATATATTGAAGAAGAGAAAGTTGTGCCATCAGGAGTAAATTATGGTACACGAATAGATATTAATGTAAGGAAACCAGCTAATAAAGTGGAAGACTAATGAACAGGTCTAAGCTTTCTATAAAAAATTCTACTTTCAGCGTGATCACGGACGGTGAATGCGACACTCTATCTGATACAAGTTTAGAGGTGGTGTTCGTGGGTGCAAACCCTGACGTGTCTAAGATGTGGTATGAAAGTGAATGGTCAGATGATAGAGATTCGACATCACCTGATTGTTTTTCTCTTGATGGTAAGACACCTAATAAGAATAGTGTGTCACCTCAGAACGATATCTGTGTATTATGTCCACGTAATGCATGGGGTTCTAGGATAACACCATCAGGATTCAAGGTTAAAGATTGCTCTGATATAAAAAGAGTAGCCGTTATCCTTGTGGACAAACCAAGGCGAGGTGTGTGTCTGTTACATATAACACCTTCGTCATTAAAGAACTTGAATGCGTATCATAAAACATTATCTATGAGAGGTATTGTTCCTGAAATATGTAGGACGATACTATCTTTTGATGAGAACGTTAACTACCCAAGACTTACTTTTAAGTTTGGTGGGTTCTTACCTGAGGATACTCAGAAATATGTTGATACATATACAGGTACTGACGAAGTAAAGTATGTTACAGGAGAACTTGCAACGCTTAGTGGACAATCAGCTACCGCAGAGGACTTCGGTTTCTCTGTTGAGGTAGGTTATATAACTAATATTGAGGAAAAATAAATGGCTAATAAAACATTTACAACCCCAGTGGGTGTCGCAAATTACCCTTACATAAGTAAACCCGACACTCAATTTGACGCAGAAGGAGTATATAAAGTTACTCTTGCTGTACCTGAAGAGGAGGCTAAGCCTATAGTTGATCTTATCAATGCTGAATTACTAGCAGGGATAAAAGCTTTGAAAGAGGCTAAGCCTAAAACTAAATTTAAGAGTGCACCGTTACCTTATTCTAAAGAAGAAGATGATGATGGTAATGAAACAGGTAACATTCTAATTAAGTTTAAATCTAAAGCGGCGTACAAACCATCTGTCTTTGACGCAAAGAACAACCCTATGGTTAACCATAACATATGGGGTGGTTCAGAACTTAAAGTCAATGGTGCTATAGCTTTCTATAGCTCACCATCTATTGGTCAAGGTGTTACTCTAAGACTTAGAGCAGTACAAGTTATCCAATATGTTGAGGGGTCTGATGGAGCAGGCAAGTTTAACTTTGAGGAAGAAGATGGATACGTATCGGCAGCCAGTGATTCAGTAGAGTCTGACACAGAAGAACAAGTTGACATAAGTGTGAACGTTCCTGCAGCTGCTGCGGAGGAAGACAAACCAGTAAAGCCTGTAGCTAAAGCTAAACCTAAAGCTAAACCAGTACCAGTTGAAGAGCCTGAAGATGTACCAGTTGTGTCATCTGACGACGACTTAGCTGCTGAGATAGCTAAGCTTGTTGGGGAGTAACCAATGGCTAAGTTACCTCTAGACTTTAAGAAAGTAGAAGCTCTTAGGAAACATATGTTACTTACTACTAGTAACATGGCTGAGCTTTTAGAGGTATCTCGCATGACTTATTACGGATGGGTTAAAGGTAAGCCTGTCCGTAAAAAGAATGATGAGAGAGTTAGAGATATGCTTAGGCAACTACTAGCTATTATGGGTGATGGGTGGCCAATGCCTAGGATTATAGCTATAGAGCAGAAGGATAGGTTCAAGAGCCTTCTTGAGGTTTTAGAGAAAAAGGAATAATATAACAAATGGTGGTTAGATAAAGGTCTAGCCACCGTAATAAAGGTAAAGCAAATATGAATATGTTGGAATTTCTCCAGCAAGTTTTACCAGCTGAGGGGTTTTATGTAACTACTGTCATCAATCCTGACGGTAGACGGCAGGGATTCTTTAAGTCTGTGGACGAACTTGCACAAGTATGTGAAAGACTTGACAAAACTAATAACAATACTTACTTCGCAATATCTGCGTTTAAGCAAAAGGGTAACAGGAAACAAGATAACGTAAGAGCTACTAAGGTAGTAGCTATAGATATAGATTGCGGTGGTAATAAACCGTACCCTTCATGGAAAGAAGGACTAGTAGCACTAGGTAAATTTGTATCTGACCTGAAGTTACCCAAGCCTATGATAGTACATTCAGGTAATGGACTGCATGTATACTGGGTACTAGATGAAGAGCTACCACCTGAGCAGTGGAAACCATTAGCTGAGGCTATGAAACAAGCCGCTATACAAAAAGAATTTAAGATAGACGCAGGACTTACAGCAAATAGTGCACTAGTACTACGACCTGTGGGCACTCACAATCCAAAGAATGGTAAT